AAATATGCTATCTTGGATAAAACCCGACCCAATTTAGGCACAAACGCATACCCCTCTGCCACCCTATATAAACGCATGGAACAAAACTCAACTTCATGAGTATTATTCCTATACACTGCTTTAGCATCAAAACCTAACATCTCCATATAATGTTGCACATTTATACGACGCCACTGTCTTGGCACCCGTTCTACATTATCATCACCTTGTACCAGCATTCGTATACGCGCTATAACTGCAAGAATGGTAAACTTTAATACAATGCAAAAAATGAACAAATGAAACATAATATTTAATAAGGAATTAAATAAGGAGGTGAATGGATCACCTGATGCACGATTTCCAAAGACACGGTAATACCAGCCATGTGGTGTTACACCACGTTTATTGACATTGCCTAACATAAGCAACCAAACAGCCAGAGGACAACCTATTTTCTTCACAAACCACACTTCCAGTTGCATGTACATCTCCTCAAGTGATGCATCAAACAAACCAATATCATCTTCCAACAACACATGTTGCTTTGGCGTGTAATCTTCCATCAATTTATTCCCACATTTTAAATTAGACACAGAAGATGTGAAGACAACATTCTTATTTGCATTTAGATCACGCTTCATTCGTTCTTGTAATGCTGCTATATACGGCCCAACAATACATATAAATTCCGGTTTAGCACCTTGTATCATTCTAGGTGCTTTGATTTTTTGCTGCTCCCCATTTCTGTAGTTAAGATTCTCAACCTTGACAAAGGATTTTCTAAGTGTATATTTCTTAACCTCAGAAGGGGTAAAATGGGTGTTTTCGGTCACGCCATTATTGACCATTTCCGCATTAGTCCTACGCAGTTGTTTTTTAACACCAGGCATTGCATTTGACATACGTATGTATTTTTCAAAAGGAAAACTAACTATAGGATGGGAAAAAGTCTTTGGTAACAACTTGTGAACATTTTTTTTAAAAAAATCACAAAATTTCAATTTAAATTCTCGATCACCTGCTGGAGGACATTTGAGCACCCTACTGGCCAGTGATTGTTGTTCATTAAAGCTATTACTACCATAAAACACTGGTCTATACATACCATCACCTATACCAAGCTTCCTTTGCACATTACGCCCATGTTTATCATTATGATACAATTTAAATAACTTACCGCGTTCAGGTGTTGCATCAGTAAGAACTTTATCTGGGCCATAGCAATAATACCCATCATATATACTTTCACATAATTGTTTTGAAAATGTATGAGCGCGATAATATGGGAAAGCAGTCCCTTGAAAAACGTGTGAATTAACTGCCGGAACAAACAATTCATTAAACCCCCAATGCACCATTATACGATATGGTAAATTACTCCATGTTGGACCCATATGATAATGCATCCAATGCATTATATTACCAGGAAGAGAGGACAAGCCACCAACATAACCTTCAATAGCAGTGAGAGATGTTGTAACATGAAGTGGTGCAATTGTTCTCAAGACCTCTTCCATAACAGGAGCAAACAATGATGAGTTATAAAACCTATTTTGCATCTCTCCTGTTAAAAAACCATTGACACAACTATTAAAATCTGCTTTGCGTATTTTTCCAAATCTAGACCGTGCTCCTAACAAAGCTAATATAGGAGGAATAAACATTGTTACACTGGCCACACACGCCCATATAAAATACCTCTGCATTTTTAACTTTAGCCGCATTTCATTATTCTTGCGGTGGTATACTGGATGAGTATGAACAGAATGATAAGCATTCAACATAGCAAGATTTGTGCAATGAACTGGTGCCAACACTTTACTCTGATCACACATAGTAGTTTGGTTAACCATTCTTGTAACTTGATCCAACATAATCGCATAATGTGCATCTGTCCTATCTTTCGTTGACCACCTAACAGCAGCTTCCCGAATTATAGATCCTGGTAACGGTATGTACAAACCAGTATGGTATAAATAAATATTATTAAATAAGCCCCCACCATACATAGCTGGTTCAATGTCCATAAGCGTTGTGATTATGCCATCACCACAAATGTGCAACTCTGGGTACATTTTCATTTCAACTGCTATGTCATTGTCATTACCATCAAATGATACAAGCGGTGGATTTGGATCAAATGCCATCTTTCCAAAATCTAGTGGTATGAAAAAATTTACAAACGGAAAAAAC